TAAAACCAATTATTTATTTTCTACATGAAAGAATTTGGTATAAATTTATAAAATACGGATTAAAAAAACAAAAATGAAATTAGTAATCGACAAAGACAGTAGAGGTTTTGAAACAAAAGAATTTAGAGAATATTTAAAAACACCATGTCCCAAAACAGAAATTACACAACAGGAAGCAGATGAATTAAGACATCAATTAGAAGAAGGATTGAAACAGCATCCGGGTTTAGGAATTTCAGCAACCCAATTGGGTATTAAAAAAAGAGCATGTTTAATTCAATTTGGAGATGAAGACCTTTTTCTTTTAAACCCTGTTATTAAAGAAAAATCTAACGAAGGATTTCTTTTTTATGAAGGGTGTCTTTCAATTCCAAGAACAATAGAAAGACCAATCCGAACAATTAGAGCTTGTAAAGTTGTAATCGATACAGATAATTTAGGAGAAATGACATTTGAAATTAATCCTGAAGAAGATAAGCAAGGTGAACAGATTTCAAAAGAAACAATGATGACTGTTATCATACAACATGAAATAGACCATTTAGATGGGTTTACGATTAAAGATAGAGTTTATACTACAACTATTATTAAAAAACAAAGTTATGGTAGAAATGACAAAGTTGTAATGAAATCGCCTGAAGGAGATATGGTTGAAATAAAGTATAAAAAGGCAAACGATTATTTTTTAAAAGGATATGAAATAGTATAATTATGAAAACAGCTTTATTTATAATCTTTATATTATTGGGAGTTTGTATTTATGTTATTTTTAATTTATTAAAAAAATTAGAAAAATATGAAGACCAATTTGAAGATTATCAACAATTTATAGAAAAGGAAACAAAAAGAAACGAAGCATTACTGGAAGCATTGAGACAAATTGATAATCGTCAAATGTTTGAGAAGGATGATGATGTAGGTTCTATATTTTATCAAATAAAAGAAACTATTGAAAGATTTAAAACTCAAAAATAATGCCTAGAAAAAGAGGACCTAATAGACAATACTTTACAAAAGATACCGAAGATGCTATTATAGAATACAATCTAACATCCGACCAATTTACGAAAGATAAAATTTATAGAGAAAGAATTGATTCTGCTTTTAAAAAATTAGCAGAAATTGTTTATAACAAATGGAAGTTTACTTACTTCGATGATGACCCACAAGATGTAATGGCAGAAGTTGTTGCATTTATGATTGAGAAAATTCATATGTACAAAAATGGTAAAGGCAAAGCATTCTCTTACTTTACTATTGTTGCAAGAAATTATCTTATTCTAAACAATAACGCAAACTATAAAAGATATAAAGATACAGATATAATGTCTGCTTTGCCTGAAAGTTGGGATACTGAAAATAATTTTAGAGAAGAAGTTCGTAATGATGAACATCGAACATTTAATGTGAGAATGTTAGAATATTGGGATAAACATTTAGAAAATTTCTTTCCAAAAAAGAGAGATATGCAAATTGCAGATGCAGTATTAGAATTGTTTAGACGAGCAGAATACATTGAAAACTTTAATAAAAAAAGTTTATACCTACTTATTAGGGAAATGACAGGACATCCTACACATTATATAACAAAGGTTGTCAACAAAATGAAAGAAAGACAAATGGAGTTATATAATGAATTTGATAAAGAAGGTGATATAAAAATTTAACTATGATACAATTGGGTTTATCAGGCTTTTACCATGATTCTGCTGCAGCATTATTAATTGATGGTAAACTAATAGCAGCAATAGAAGAAGAAAAGATATCGGGCATCAAACACGATAGTTCATTTCCATATAAAGCAATCCAATGGGTTTTACAATACGCAAAGATAACAATTGATGAAGTTGATATGGTTTGTTGGTATGAAAGACCTGACTTAAAATTTAAAAGAGTTGAAAATCAAATTGGTTCTAAATGGTTTCCTTTGAGAAGATGGTTTCCACAATGGAGAGCATTTGAAAAAAGATGGAATGAGACCGAAGGAAATATTAAAGGAATTTTACAAAACATTGGGTATAATGGTGAAATACTTTATACAAAACATCACCTTTCTCATTTAGCATTTTCATATTATACATCACCATTTGATAACGCAATAGGATTATCCGTAGATGCCGTTGGTGAAAATGAAACTCTTTTAGCATGCTACATTAGAGATAATAAATTTCAACAAATAACTAGTTTAAATTTTCCAAATTCTTTAGGATTAGTTTATTCAGCACTCACTGCATATTTGGGATTCAAACCAAACGAAGGTGAGTATAAGGTAATGGGTTTGGCACCCTATGGTGATAGAAAGAAATACGAATATGTCTTTGATAAAATAACATATTATGAAAGGTTAGAAGATTTAATAAACATTCATCAAAAATATTTTACATATCGTACTTCGGAAACGGATATGTTTAGTAGTAAGTTAATTGATTTAATTGGATTTCCACCAAGATTTAAAGGTGAATTAATAGCACAACATCATAAAGACCTGGCAGCTGCCTTGCAGGGTTGGTATGAATCTCAATTTTATTTTATTTTAAATAGAGTAAATAGTAATTGGAATAGTGAGAATTTAGTATTGGGTGGAGGATGTGCATACAATGGAACTGCTAATGGGAAAATAAAACAACATACTACATTTAAAAATGTTTGGATTCCATTTGCACCATCCGATGCCGGTTCTGCCATTGGTGCATGTTTATGGCATTATCACATAACATTGGGTAATCCAAAAGTTAAAGAAGGTGATAATCAATCGCCGTATTTGGGCCCTGAATGGGATATAAAAGTTGGTGATATTGTAAAACAAAATAAAAAATTATGTGTTGAAGTTGCACAAAACGAAGACCGTTTATGTGAAATAGTAGCAAGGTTTATAAAGAAAGGAAAGATAGTTGGTTGGTTTCAAGGTAGAACTGAATTCGGTGCAAGAGCATTGGGTAATCGTTCTATATTAGCTAATCCACATTTACCAAATATTAGAGATAGAATAAATAAAGTTGTCAAAAAAAGAGAAATGTTTAGGCCATTTGCTCCATCTGTTACGCAAGAGGATTACCAAAAATATTTCAGTTCAGAAGGTGATGTACCCTATATGAATCAAGTTGTAAAAGTTATTTCTGAAATACCAATTCCATCGGTAACACATGTAGATAATAGTGCAAGAATACAAACGGTAACAAAAGAACAAAATCCACTTTATTATAATTTGTTAAAAGAATTTGAAAAACTTACTGGTACTCCAATATTATTAAATACATCTTTTAATTTAAAAGACCATACTATGACAAATGGCCCACAAAAAGCAGTATGGACATTCTTAAATTGTGACATGGATGTATTAGTTATTAACAACTTTATAATTTACAAATAATTATAGGTACATAAATTTGTAAAAACATGAGTTCAGAATTTCAACTATTTGATGGTAAAAACTTATCATCATTATTTAGAGATATATACGAAAACCAACAAAACAAAAAGAAAAACATTTCCGATTTGATTGAATCACTTCGTAAATTAATTAAAAATGTTGGTGAAGCAACCGTCATTGCTCCAATTATTAAAGACCTTATTGAAGTATCCGTTAAGAATGATGAACATCTAATTAAGATGGCAACCATTGCACAAAGATTAGCAGCTGCAGAAGCTAAGGGAATTGGTGAAGATGGTTGGTTAAGTGAACATGAAAAGGCTCAATTATTTTCTCAATTAGAGGAGGCAGTAGATGAAGTTGATGCAAAAAATAAAGAAAGGTTGACAGATATTGAAATAGAAATTGAAGAAATTAAAACTAAAGTAAAATAATGGTATCTTTTTTAGCAACCGTAACAAAAGTATATTATAAAGAAGAAGATTTCTTTAATACAGAAAAGAAAGATGATTTTTTAGTAAAATATAATGATAATAAAAACTTTGCAGATAAAGACTCTAGATTTTTGGGTGCCATAACGTATGCAAGAGAAACACCGATTATTGTAGAAGCTTATGCTTTTCCTTTTGATAAAAATAATTTTACTTATCCGATAGAAGGTGAAACTGTAATCGTTTTAGAAATAGAAAATGAACACTTTTGGTTACCATACTCTACAACTTTATATCCAAATTATAGAGAAGATTACAAAACATCAGAAACATCAAAAGAAAGAAAACCTGAAGAATCAAATACAAAATCAACCGCAAAAGATTATAAAGAAACAAAACAAACAGGTACAACAAACACACCACCACCGGCAAAAAAATCAGAAACAAAAAAATATAAAGTAAACGAAAAAATAAAGTTTCTAAAACCAAAAGAAGGTGATACAATTATTCAAGGTAGAGTTGGAAACACAATTAGATTTTCTGAATTTTTCTTAACCGAAGATGATAAAACATCATCCCCATCCATATTCATTCGTAATAAACAAAACCCCGAATTAGATGATAAAAAAATAGGTGAGTTAATTGAAGAAGATATAAATAAAGATGGAACATCAATTTATTTAACATCAGGTAAAGTAAAAGTTCCTTTTAAAGAAACAATTGAAAAAACAAAAGTAGGATTTAAAGAATACCCATCGTCCGATGATTTAAAAGGTGACCAGTTGTGGGTAAATTCCGATAGAATAGTTTTTTCAGCAAAAGCAAAAGAGTTTATTATATTTGGTAAAGGTAATACAGGAGTTATTACAGATGGTAATTATTCTATTGATGCTGAAAAAGAAATATACTTTCATAATAAGAAAAATATAACAATTCATTCGGAAGGTTCTAATAATATTTTTTTAAATTCAGATAATGGTAAAATATATTTGGGAAAAGATAAGGGTGAAGGTGATGCCGGAGCGAGTGTTCAAAAAATGGTTTTAGGTGGTGAATTAGTAAAAGTTTTAGAAGATTTGATTGATGCGATAACGAAACAAGTTTATTTAACACCAGCTGGACCTTCAGCAACCGGCCCCACTAATATAGCAACTTTTAATCAGATTAAATCGAAATTGAAAGATATATTAGCAGCTAAAAACTTTTTAAGTAAGAACTAATGTCGTGGAGTGTATTTAAAGCAACCTTATTGCCAGCAATGCAATCACATGCATTTGGAAACAATATGGCAGGATTTGCTAAATCGTTTGCATTAGCATACGATACAGCTATAAAAGGTGGAAAAGAAACGATAAGTCCAATTCCGTTAATGAAAGGTAATACTGCAGGAATGGAAGCAATGATACTTACATTTTTAACCCAAACACAAAAATCAAATTCAGTAACACTATTAGATGTGATAGGGCCGGCAATAATAACATATTGGACAGGTGGTTTAATGTCACCAATTCCACCACTACCGCCGGCTCCTGGAGCAATAAAGAATATAGCATTAACACAAGGATTAGTTTTAAATCCTGGCGTTTGGACACCAATACCAGTACCACCAAATAACAACCCATCTACGTTTTTAGATGCATTTATTGCGGCCGCAAGAATACACTTAACAACGGTTAGCGGATTATATATAGTATTGGCACAATATCCACCACCAGCACCACCCGCACCAGGAGTATTACCTTGGGTTGGATATATTGTACCCTAATTAAATTTTAAGTTTCAATATTTATTAAAAACAATTATTATGGATTCGAAATTATTAGTCGGATTAATCAAAGAAGTTGTAAAAAACGAAGTTAAGCAACAAGTCAAAGAAGAATTGGCAAAATTGATTAAATCCGGTGCAGTTACGTTAAACAAAGAAAAAAAACAACAACCATCATTAATACAAATGACGGAAGTTAAAAAACAACCTGTAAAAAACACACAACTTGATTTACATAGACCTGTAAAACAGTTTACAAACAATCATATACTAAATGAAGTATTGAGTCAGACACAACCCTTTACCGCAGCACAAAGAGCAGAAGGTGGAATGATGGATGAAAGTTCTGTTTTAGATATGATGCAACCTGAAAGATATGAAGAGGATGGTTGGGAAACTATGGATTACAGAATGCAACAAACGCCACAGCAAATACCTTCAACGGACAATGCTGGGTTAGACGCATTACAAAAAGCTTTAAGTAGAGATTATACTCAATTAACAAAAGTATTTTCAAAACAAGAAAAAGAAAAAGGATTGAGATAAAATGGCAATAGAATTAGGAAAAGTTAATGTAACCGATTTAGCTGTAAATGATTATAAAGTAATCGGTATAGGAATAGATAGAAGTTCTAATTCTAATGGTATTTTTTCTGTTAATTTTACAACCCTTTCTCAAACTAGAGATAATTTAAAAAATCTCATAATGACCAGAAAGGGCGAAAGAGTTATGTATCCTGAATTTGGATGTGATATTTGGTCTTTATTATTTGAACCAATTATAAATGGTGAAATAGATGATAAAATAGAAGCATCTATAATAAAAGCGGTAGATATATGGATGCCGTATGTTAATATTGATGAAATTATTTTTGATTACGATGATGAAGATATCGATAAACATCAAATAAATTTAGAGATAAGATTTTCTTTAAAGTCAAATGAAAATCTTTCCGAAACAATAAATGTAAGTATAAAACAATAATAGATGGCACTAAAACCAACAGATAAAAATTGGAAAAATAATAATAGAGATATTAATTATGTCGGTAAAGATTTTGCGTCCTTTAGACAAAATTTAGTTGAATATTCTAAAACATATTTCCCCAACACATTTTCCGATTTTAGTGAAGCATCTCCTGGTGGTGTATTTTTAGATATGGCATCTTACGTTGGAGATGTGTTATCATTTTATCAAGACGTTCAGTTAAAAGAATCAATGTTATTACATGCAACGGAAAAAAAGAATGTTATAGCGTTAGCACAGGCACTTGGATATAAACCAAAACTAACCGCACCAGCTGTTACAACATTGACTGTTTACCAAACCGTACCGGCAAATGGTGCAGGTGGTAACTATCAACCAAACTCCACATATTATTTTAAAATAAAAGATGGATTACAGGTACAATCTAGAACAAATTCAAATATAGTATTTAGAACAATAGATACTGTTGATTTTTCAAATCCAACCGATAGAGAAATAGATGTTGCCGGTAGAGATGAAGCTTCGGGTGCACCAAATTTATATTTGATAACTAAAAAAGTAAAAGCAATTTCTGCACAAGAAAGAGAAATTACGGTAGATATAACGGATAATTCGGAATACCCAACAATAGATTTAAATGAGACAAACATAATATCAATAACATCTGTTACGGATTCGCAAGGTAATAAATGGTATGAAGTTCCTTATTTGGCACAAGAAAGTATTTTTGTAGAACAACCAAACACAGAAGCAAATTCTAATTTATCAGAATATGCATCAACGGTTCCTTACATATTGGAAGTACAAAAAGTACCTAGAAGGTTTTCAATAAAAGTAAACACAAACAATACCATATCACTTCAATTTGGTAGTGGAAATAATTCTGCAGGGTTTGAGGATGAAATACTTTTACCAAATACAAAAAATGTTGGATTAGGATTAGCAAATTCTATAACAAGAACAAATGAAGGAATTGACCCATCTAATTTTTTAAAAACAAATACATTTGGTATATCACCTTTTGGAAAAACACTTACAATAAAATATTTAGTTGGTGGTGGTGTAGAATCTAATATAAATTCTGAAGATTTAACAATTATAGATAGAATAGAATTTGAAGAGGACCTTTTAAGTTTAACTACCGAACAAGCTGCCGCTTATGAAGGATATAAAGATTCTATTGCAGTTGAAAATTTAGAACCTGCGGTTGGTGGTAGGGGTGGTGAATCAATAGAAGAAATCAGACAAAACGCATTGGGAATGTTTGGTTCACAGAATAGAGCAGTAACTAAACAAGATTATACAGTTAGAGCTCTATCAATGCCGGAAAGATATGGTAGTGTTGCGAAGGTTTATGTGACAGCTGATGGTGAAATAGATGGTAGTTCTCCTGCATCAATTCTTTCAAATCCTAAAAATTTACAAGAATTTACCAATTTAGTAGATTCAATAAAAGGATTATCAAAAAACGATATACAATCAGAGCTTGCAAAATATCTTTCACAAAAAAGAGGAAATGTTGTAGAATTAAACAATCCATTCGCAATTAATATGTATGTATTGGGATATACCTCTGATAAAAAATTAACAAACCTAAATACGGCAGTAAAACAAAACTTAAAAACATATTTGGGTGAATATAGAGTTTTAACAGATGGTGTAAATATTATTGATGGATTTATTGTAAACATTGGTATTGATTTTGAAATAATTTGTTATTCAAATTTTAATAAAAGAGAAGTATTAGCAAATTGCTTAACAGAAATGCAAGATTATTTCAATATAGATAATTGGACATTTAATAAACCAATAAACATTTCTGAAATAGAATTAATCCTTGCAAACGTTGAAGGTGTTATGAGTGTTCCATCCGTTAAACTATATAACATATGTGGTGAGGGTGGTGCAGGATATTCACCAAACAAATACAATTTAGATGAGGCAACTAGAGGTAAGATAATTTATCCATCTTTAGACCCTTGTGTTTTCGAAGTAAAATTCCCTAACAAAGATATAAAAGGAAGAGCTTTATAATATGCATAAATTTTTTACATCATCATACGACGCGAGTATTTACCTACAACAACCTGACCAAAATGCGGGTAGAGATGAGATATTGGAAGTAGGTAAACTTTATTACGGTTCTATAAAAGATATTGCAAGAACCTTAATAAAATTTGATACCGGCTCATTGAAGTCAGAAATAGAAACAATTGGTACAGGAAGTTGGAATGTATTTTTAGTATTACATGCAGCTAAATCCGAAGAAATTCCATTAGAATATACAATTTATGCAAATGCAGTTTCTCAAAGTTGGACTATGGGAACTGGTACAAAATTTGACAATATAACATCGGATGGTGTAAGTTGGAAATATAAAAATGGTAGTGACAAATGGGTATCATATGATACAACAGGTGGTACTGCTGTATATGTAACATCTGGTAATACAACAACGGGTTCTGCAAATGCAGAAGGTGGTGTTTGGTATTTAAGTGGGTCTGCATCACAATCATTTAACAATGAATCGGATGATGTTAGAATGAATGTATCTGATATAGTAAATCTTTGGATTACCGGTTCAATACCAAATAATGGATTTATACTTCATCATAGTTTAGATGTAGAATCATCATCTTTAGATTATGGTGTTATTAAATTCTTTTCAAAAGAAACAAATACAATATATCAACCAAAATTAGAATTGGTTTGGGATGATAGTTCTTTTAGTACGGGTTCACTATCAGCAATAACAGGATCATCTACAACGGACTCTTTAGAAAATTCTAAAATAATAGTAACAAATTTGCAAAAAGAATATTTTCAAAATACAAAAACAAAAGTAAGAGTTAAAGGTAGAGATATTTATCCAATAAAATCATTTGGAACTACTTTTGAATATGACCAAACAAAATATTTACCAACATCATCTTATTATCAAATAGAAGATTATAGAACAAATGAAGTAATAGTTCCTTTTGGTAATTATTCAAAATTAAGTTGTGATTCCAAATCCAATTATTTCTATTTAGATACAGCAGCATATCCAATTAATAGAACATATAGATTGAAATTAAAAGTTGTGGTTGATGGTGTTAGTAAAATAATTGATGACAAATTAATATTTGATGTTATATAATGACAAATTTAGAAGCTATAGCATTAAGATTAAAAGAAGAAAGAGAAAAACGAATAGAGCAAATTCTAGGTGTATCAGGATCAGCTGCGATAAATAAATCCGAATACAATGTAAATTTTGTAGATAAAAATAATCCAGAATCATCATTAATATTTAAAAAATTAAATAAACCAAAAATAGATGAGATTGAATTAAAAAAAGCAATCGATGTTGATTTAAAAGAATTAAAACCAAACATTCCAAAACTGGCAAAGGATTTAGTTCCAAGAGCATTATATGATGAAAAGGTAGTTGAAAATGAAGATTTAAGAAAAAGAGTTTCTACTTTAGAATCACAAGTACAGTCATTGGAAGTTGATATAACAAATTTACAAACAAGAGTTCAAACTGAAATAAATAATCGTTTAAATATAGAACAAACAAACGATGCTTTGGTTAATCAATTAGATACTATAAATAAAACGATTGATGAATTTTCTGGACAAATAGCAACATCATTACAAAAGTCCGTTGATGAATCGGTATTGAGAGCAGCATTGCAGGCACAAAATACAGGATTTAAAGCACAGATTAATGCATTGATAAAGCAGATTGATTCACTTAATTCTATAATTGAAGGTTTACAATCACAATTGGGTGCAGTTCAACAACAGCAAGCAATTCAACAATCTACAGCAAACGTAGCACTAGCAAGTGGTGCAGATGTTGTAAACGGAGCAGTTGCAATTAAAGTTACACCTAAAAAAGAAAAAGCCGAATATCCTGATTTTGATGCAAGAATTAATAATAAAGATAATGCAACAAAATGGATATGCGGTAATACAATCGATATAGTAAATAATGATACAAAAGATGTTCAAATAGAAATTGTTTTACAATTTGGTGAAGGACAAAAGTGGTTAAGTGTACCAAAAACAAACTTTAATGTAATAGCTGGACAAACTGAAAAATTAGCATTAACAATTACTCCAGGTGGATGTAGATATGGTAAAAAAGATAATAGTAAGTTTTATCAGGGTACTATGATAATAAAAGTTAAGAAAACATCTGATGGTAGTGAACAAAGTAAAGAGTATAAAATGCAAATTGGTATAATGCACCCTAAATCATACTAATAAAATATGAGTATTAAAAAATATACAAACTTTGAACAGGTTAATTTAAAAACCACAAACGAAGGACAGTACTTACAAACTGAAGACTTTTTTATTGTCACAAAAAACGAAATTGAAGAAAGTTATTTTGGTGAATGTAAGTATGATGTAATGGAAGTTGCGGTTTATGATGTTAATAATAATCTTTTACCACAAAAGACCGGAAATAATGTTGCATATATTAAATCACAAAACATTGCAGAATATATGTACAATATTACAAACCAACAGGGTCAAAAGGAATTAGCAATTAATGCTGAAAAATTATTGAACGATTTAGGTTTTACAAATGGTATACTTAAACTTAATATAAACTTTGTTAGAAATAA